GGCTGGGTGGAAATCGACAACAACATCGCAGAGAACGCCTTACGGGGAGTGGCCGTAGGCCGGAAAAACTGGATGTTCGCGGGTTCCGACAGCGGTGGTGAACATGCGGCGGTGTTGTACTCGCTGATCGGCACATGCCGTCTGAACAATGTGGAGTCAGAAAAGTGGCTGCGTTACGTCATTGAACATATCCAGGACTGGCCGGCAAACCGGGTACGCGATCTGTTGCCCTGGAAAGTTGATCTGAGCTCTCAGTAAATATCAATACGGTTCTGACGAGTCGCTTACGCTTGGCAAGCCAGTGCCGGAGTATAAACCAAAGCTGGCAAGCAAAGGAACGAAGACGCGGCATCTGGCAATACTTCGCGCTATTCTCAATATGGCTGTTGAATGGGGATGGCTTGACAGGGCGCCCAAAATATCAACACCACGCGTTAAGAATGGACGAATCAGATGGCTTACAGAGGAGGAATCGAAGCGCCTGTTTGCAGAAATTGCTCCTCACTTCTTCCCTGTGGTCATGTTTGCAATCACGACAGGCCTTCGCCGTTCCAACGTTACAGACCTTGAGTGGTCACAGGTCGATCTGGATAAGAAAATGGCATGGATGCACCCTGATGAAACAAAAGCTGGCAATGCGATTGGAGTTCCTCTTAACGAAACCGCATGCCAGATATTAAGAAAACAGCAGGGGCTCCATAAGAGATGGGTATTTGTCCACACCAAACCTGCCTACCGAAGCGACGGAACAAAAACAGCAGCGGTAAGGAAAATGAGAACCGACAGCAACAAGGCATGGAAGGGAGCGTTAAAGCGGGCAGGCATTAGCAACTTCCGCTTCCATGATCTGAGGCATACCTGGGCAAGCTGGCTGGTTCAGTCCGGTGTCTCTCTTCTTGCACTTAAAGAGATGGGAGGATGGGAAACTCTCGAAATGGTTCAAAGATACGCCCACCTTTCAGCCGGGCATCTCACCGAGCACGCGAGCAAAATCGATGCGATTATAAGTCGCAATGGCACAAATACGGCACAAGAGGAGAACGTAGTTTACTTAAATGTGAGGTAACTTATTGATTTAAATGGTGCCGATAATAGGAGTCGAACCTACGACCTTCGCATTACGAATTATAAGAATCCGCTTCTAATTCAAAGCATTACCCCATCAACACTGCGCTCACACGTCCCACCACATCAAAACATGTAAAGCCTTGCAAGCCATTGCGAGGCTTTATGTGTCTCAGTTTTGTCCCACCTTTTATTACGACTTGCATAGCCAATGAAGATAAACGTGACGACAAACGGCGCAGCAATCTTCCTTTCTTTCACACTTTCCCAACCCAGCATGTATACTTTTCTGCCATAACTAAAGTGAATGCCTGTTATGAGCAACAAACAGGCATTAGCGCCGCTAGCATATTAGCTACCATTCGACTGCCACACTTAAGATTGATTTCTTAAGTATAACCCGGTTTCTAATACTACTTATATATTCAGCTCTGAGATTCATTTTTATCTCGTAAAGCTAGTTTTATGACTTCCTGTTAGCTGACTGTCTTCATAATAAAATGCTCCACTAAACTCCTGTCGACCATAATGATGACTTGATATGAGTGAGCCCCCTATAACGCCCTTTTCACCTAATAATGTCCAAACGATTTCAAAACCATTGTCCCTTAACATTGTTAAAAATGGTTCTTTTTTAACAAGTAGATGCGGCTTTGAAGCATATACAGCTTCAGCTGCAAAGCAAACCATAGTTCCATTTTCATCATTGAAGCTACCCTCTACTTCCCCACTTTTTAATCCCATCTTTTCAAAGATTAAGTTACTAGGCTTCAAAAAATTCAAAGTTTCTATTTTTGATTTGTCGAACTCCTCTTCCCACAAATAATTAATCGAAGTGACACTAACATCAGCTATCTTAGCTCCAGACTCCCGGTCTGTTACCGAAGTCCAGTCAGATCCACCATAATAATCTGATTTAAAAGACTTAAATGCTTCGGACCAATAGTACTCCCTATTAAATAATTGGTATCTATCAGTACATTCCGGCATCCACCTGCCCATAAAGTCTTGAGCTATTGCCCAACATCTAAAATTTTCAAATTCTTCAACTTTAACGATATAACTTCTGATCTGATACCAAACCTCTTTTCGTGGGTGCCCCCAATCATCGTTTCCAATAATTTTTGGTTCTTTCCATGATGGATGACTTTCTAATACTATCCATTCATCACCATTATCATCTTTAACTTCAATAAAAGCATATGAATTAGTTATAGTAGTAGAACTTTTAACCCAGTCTTCATTAGAGCAAGTCCAATCAAACACTTCATCATTAAGCCACCACATTTCTTTATTGCTTATTTTTTTCGTTCCAGTTTCTTTAAGTAAGATAGTGGGATCTATATCTCTTACGTAAGGCTCCCATGGCCCTTGGTATGGATTTTCCTTTCGTTCGTCACCATAACCTTCAAAACGAGTAAAATTATCGGCTAGCCTTGCCATGTATTCATAATAAGCAATCCATTGGTATTTTTTACCAATCCGTTCTTGGAATGCCTCTCTACGTCCACGTCCAGTTCCTATTTGTTGGTCAAAATTACCATGCTTCTCCGGATCCCAACCAAGCTCTATAACACGATTGAATATAAATTGTTGAGCTAGTCGAAGATCAAAGTGTTTATCAGTTTCCAGCAGATTATTATTATGATCCAGGTATGGCTCTATTTCATTTTCAAACTCACTTAACAGATCGTATGACAATGAATTCTTAAATAATTTCTTGCTCGCCTTTATTTCTTCCTGTGCTTTTCTACCGACCACACGACCAAATTTAATTCCTTCGCATTTATCATCATAAATGAAAGGATCTGTGGCATCATACAAGTCTTTTTGTTGATCAGTTAGTTTACATTTGAAAGTTTTAAAAACTTGCTTACGGTCAACAGGGGTTTCATTAAACTTGCAACCAGACCAATCAGAATGATTATAATTTGTTCCAATAGTATATCGTGAAAAGTCACCATCTTCCATAATAGAGCTCCAGAGTTCCCGATAAGGTTCTTTATCATAAAGGGACTCTAGTTCCTCTTTTGAAGGAATCTTGTCAGGCCAAATGCTGTTGTAGGGTGGTCTAGTCTTGGATAATTCAATGCTTTCAAGTTCCAATCCAAGATGATTAGCAAATTCAATAATCTCTCTAGCATAATCTCTAAGTAATATATTTGGATACACATACTTAGAACAAAATACCTTTTGGTAAACAGTTTCGGCTAAATATTTTAGTTCTTTAATATTATCAGTTCGCAATGTACAGCCTAATGCAACTGCAAATATTCTTTCCCAAACGTAAGGATCATTTACACCATAAAACTTATCAATTATTTTTCTCAATACAGGAATTCTTGGCTCGAGTAAACTCACTAAAGCCTTAGTTGAGCAATCTCGAAGTTCTCGGTTACTAGAAGTTAAAAACCAGCATAAACTAGTTGCAACTAGCTCGATTGACTCATCCGAAACAAAGCTTTTATCTGTTCTGGCCCATGCCCAATCGATTAGATGCCTAAATGCTGAGTCTTCACTATATTTATATTTAAGTTCTGTAGTCCAAAACGAATCTCGATTTGCCAAAGAATAATCTTTTAGCCAATCATGCAAGAAATTAGCATTAAAGGGATGGCCAACTAAACCTGAAATAGAGATCACTGCCTCGAGGAAATGATCAAAACTATCTTTAAATTTAAAAACATGTTCATTGATGAAAGGTCTAATTTTTTCGAAATCAATAGCCTTAATATCGCGCCATATCAAGCTATCAATAAAGGCTTCTAGTAATTTAAGATTATTGCTGAACTCCGGCAGAAATTCATAAAGCTCTTTTTCATACCTTTCTGGCAATTGAATAGACAACGCCTCTACTATTCCCGATTTTATATAAAAATCACATTCATCATGAAAATATTTTTTCAGACGACCATCAGGCTTAAATTCACTTTCGATATTTTCAACATCATTTAATAAAAAATTAACAGTTAAATGATCATCAAACCTTTCAAAAGCCACATAAACTACTTCCTCAGTAGAATTATCATCATTTCTCACTATGCCTTTAGTCAATAATCCTTCGTCAATCAAGGCGCTGAGGAAGGTTTTATCAGCAACATAATCATTAACTACAGATTGAACCACTGAGTGAGCATCTTTAAGTGAAATACTATTACGACCAATCTCTAATTTGAATTTTATGATTTCATTGAGAGCATCTTTAACAAGAGGAAAACTGGGATCGAATGCATATTTTTTTGGCGATGCTAATGATTTATTTACCCCTTCAACTAAAAAGTTAAAAATATTTGAAATCCCATTAAATCCAACAGGCACTTTGGTTAAACCATTTTTCTTAATGCCTTCACACAATAACTTAAGAAATAGAGGATTTTTAAACTCTGGATTAAGGTTAGGAGATGAAGGTCTCTCAATATTGTAATAATCATAAAATAGACTAACCGCTTCCAACTCAACGTTCTGGAATCCAATATGTTCATGAATTTCAAAATTATTTCGCACAACATTCTCATGTGAAATTGTTACATTTCTATATGTTGTTCTGACTGACATTATCAGACCAAGCCATTCAAAGCATCTGATTTCATCGACAAAACTGTTAATATTGTCATTCCAGAATTTATTTCCATTACCTTCATTAATAGCATCAATAAAAACTAAGACTCTTTTTCCTGTTTTTTTGCCATATAAATTCAGTTTTTCTAGGAATTCACGAGAAGTGATTTTAAGCTGTAATCTCTTGAAGATTTGTGACCATGGAGATTCATCTGAAGTAAGTTGTTGCCCTAGTATGAGTAGTGAAGGATACCCAGAAGCAATTCGATTTTTAATCACATCAGCCAGTAAATGAGACTTACCAATTCCTGCTTTTCCTTCGAGAAGTAAGAATGGGTTGTTAGCCAACTTCACTGTTGTTGAATTAATGAATATACGTAATTCATTGCACGCATAGTCAAATTCCCGAAGCATTCGCAGAGTAGATGAATACTTATCACTGTAATGCTTGGTTTCACCTACTTGCTCTGACTTTTCTCGGAGTTCCCACAATATTGATACCGCTCCGCCAATAGCTGTCTGGCAGCTAGAAACATAGTTATTAAATTTATTTATAGGGATTTCATCTAATTTAGAAAAATTAATCTCCTGATATATATCAGAAATTTCTTTTAAGGACTGGTTTATTTCAAATAATTCTGAGGAAATTACATCGCAACTATGTAATTTCTTTCCAGCGACCAGAAAGCTATCTATATGCGAATAAAATATTTTAGAAAAATCATTAGTTCTACCGAGGCCATCAAATATCTCTGCTATTTCTAGCTTTACGTTGAGTTCGGGTGTGTATCGACCTCCCAAGTCAGCTATTGCTTGACTATTTTTTTCATTTAACCAATCATCACTTAAGTGAAAAGTTAGTTTCTCATCTATAGACCGTAAAATAAGTTTGACTTGAATGAGCTCTTCATTAATATCGAATATTTTTTCTTTATACGTTTCTTCGATATGTAGCTTTTTTAACTTCGAACAATTATTGATTTTTAATGATAACATCCCATAAAAAAGGCTGAGTTGTTGTTGAGTTGGGGGAGTGACGCTTGGATATTCTTTGAACTTGTCTAATAACATCTCTTTGTCAGGGAACTCTTTAAAAAGGATGTACTCATTCAACATCTCAAACAATGGTTTAGAATGATAAAATGGAATTGCTCCACTTTCTACTGGATATGTTTCTTCAAACTCAATTGCCGTCTCTTCAATTAGTTGATATAATCTATCCACATATTTTTCTGTGGGGAATAATGCTTTCTTAATCCAACTATATCCTTCTTGAGAAATGAATTGATCAATAAGTTTAGTTGCTACATAAGTTGCCACTGTAATTGATATGGGTTCCATGATTAGCTTCTCCCAACAATTAAATTTTTACCAAGCGTTTATGCTTTCCAATAATTATTACATCTCACCGTAAAACATATTTATATGGTTTTAAACCTATCTGTAAATCTTGACACCTTGGCAAGAACCTAATCCTACATTTTAATATCAATCTATATAATATCGCCAGCGTCATAATAATCGGGCTTGTCATAGTTAAGTATTCGCCTCCGATATCCCAATGAGATAAGTAAGTCATAAGTGTTATAAATGAAAAGGTTACATTTTTCAAAGAGTTATTATGATGGAATATTATTCAAAACGCAATGTAGCTGAAACGAGTCTGAGTTTAACATCCGCTCCTAGTACATAGTAGTCCTAGGGACAGTGGCGTAAAGTCATAGATGGCCGGTGGGAGGTGATGGAAATCCTCTCATGCAAAAAATACATAAAATCGATAACGGCTGGAAATCATTCAATACTCGCACTATCGAAAGTTCACCAGCCAACCGCGCACAATCTTGCATACGACATGCTACGGTTTCATTTATCTCCGACCGGAAACTTCTTATACAGTGTCGATATACCAACATCATAGATGATCGCCACCTTCTGGCGAGGAACGCCTGATGCAATTAATCGCCCGGCCTGCGCCCATTGTTCTGGTGTAAGTTTGGGACGACGTCCCCCAATTCGTCCCTGTGCGCGAGCAGCTTCCAGTCCAGCTTTTGTTCGTTCAACAATCAGTTCTCGTTCCATTTCAGCCAGGGCACCCATCACATGAAAGAAAAAACGCCCCATCGGTGTGCTGGTATCAATAGCATCCGTCAGGCTGCGAAAATTAACGCCACGTTCGCGCAACTCCTCAACCAGAATGACCAGATGCCGCATACTACGCCCCAGCCGATCCAGTTTCCAGACCACCAGAGTGTCACCTGCCGATAATGTCCTGAGCAGTTTTTTCAGTCCCGGTCTTTCGGACTTCGTACCGCTTATCTTGTCTTCAAAAATCAGTTCACATCCTACACAGTTCAGCGCATTACGTTGTAGATCTGTGTTCTGGTCATTTGTTGACACACGTACATAGCCAATAAGCATGGTAGATCTCCCAAAAGCAGGAATGATGCCATTTGCTCGTTATTTCTGCATTTTCATAAACCTTGGTTTGGGAGAAGGTGCTCCAGCTATTGGCGTTCCGTTCTTCTGGCCGTCCGCTGCAATGCCAAATACTGTAATCGACAGCTGGTCCAGTATGGTGTTTTTGAAGTTCAACGGCGCGAAATTCTCTGCCACTGATTATCCTGTGCTGGCGAAAGTGTTTCCTTCGCTGGTATTACCTGAAGCCCGCGGTGATTTCATTCGTATCTGGGATGACGGGCGAGGTGCAGACGGTGGTCGCGAATTATTAAGCTGGCAGGCAGCTACAAACTTTTCTCAGTTTGCCGGGAATATAGGCGAAGGTGCGGGACACGCAATTAACTTTCATGATGGCATCGCCGGAAATCAGCCAGGATTTTCACGATTTAATTTCACCAGTAACTCTGTGGGTGATGGTGTGAATTTTGTTGCTGTCAGACCGCGAAATATTGCATTTAACTTTCTGGTGAGGGCTAAATAATGAAACCTGTTTTTGATGAAAATGGGCTGGCTACAGTGCCGGGCGATATGCGTTGTTTTTATTATGATGCTGAAACATCTGAGTATACGGGCTGGTCTGATGAATATATTAATACTGGCGTAAGTATGCCCGCCTGTTCCACTGGTATTGACCCTGGCGAAAACATTCCGGGAAGAGTGGCAGTATTTACAGGTAAGGGATGGCGCCATGAAGAAGACCATCGCAATGAGACTGTTTACTTAATCGAAAATGGCGCAGCTGTTACAGTGGATTATATCGGTGCCATCAAAGACGGTTATGTCACGATTTCACCGTTAACGCCATACGATAAATGGGATGGTGAGAAATGGGTGACAGACACTGAGGCACAACACAGTGCCGCAGTAGACGCGGCAGAAGCACAGCGCCAGTCACTGATTGATGCAGCAATGGCTTCCATTAGTCTGATTCAGCTGAAATTACAGGCCGGACGGAAACTGACTCAGGCAGAAACAACCCGACTTAACGCCGTGCTGGATTACATTGACGCGGTGACGGCAACAGATACCAGCACCGCGCCGGATATCATCTGGCCTGAACTGCCGGAGGCGTAGGCCATTCAATATCGGGTGCTGTTGACGTATCAACACGCATCAGCAGCACACGGTATTTCTTCCATTGGGTGAGAGTTGTAGCTTCTTCATCAGTTGCGATATCAGCATCAACAGCATCCTGACGCCAGGATATTTCACTGTCAGCTTTTTCCCGTAATTGGGATTTTTTAACTTCAGCAATAGCTATTAATTCCTTTTTGGTCGGCTGAGGAATATCTATCAGTGCTGGTTTTCCATTCAGTGTTCCAATCTGTTTTCCTGGTGGAATATCCATAAATAACTTCTTATGTTCTTCCTCACTGACTATTACACCATCATCAGGCCACAGACCTGATGCCTCAAATTTTTCTTTCTCCGATATGGGGAAAAAGCCATTTGCTTTAGCGCTCCATACGTACATATCAATACCCCACCGCTATAATGTCCACATTAAATCCCCCGGGACCTGCCTGCCAGATGCTGGCCCCTGTTAATGATTTTGTTTGATGAACAACCGCCACATTTGCTGGCGATTGTGTTTCAGTTGTTACAGTACCGATATCATTCCAGTTAATTGAGATGGAATAGTTCGTTGTTGTAAACGACCGGGGGAAAGTTATGTGTCTTACATTGGTGCCGACAGGAAATCCAAGATAAACACGCTGAATTATCATTCCTCCAGGTAACATAACCCAGTTAGCACCTTCTCCAAAACCAA